TAAAATTTCTTTATCAATTGCTGCATCAATATTCTTTATTGTTGTATTGAATTCACCTTCAAGATCGATGTCCTTGAGAATCTCAGTCATCATCTTACATGGGCCACACCAGTCAGTGTATACTTTAATTAGTTTGTTCATAGTTCACAGCCTCCTGCTGTACAAGCGAGTGTTTGAGCGCCTTCAACGTTGTCACGGTCTTCTACAAATAGAGACCAGTCAATGGAAGGAAGAGTATCACGAAGACGTTTGAACTCAGATGAGTCAATGTTCTCGTATGGAGCTTGGCGGTAAGTACCACCGTCATCGGGTAGGAAAGAGATACCAGTACACTCGTCAAAGTGTTCGTATACCCATGCGCCTACAATAGGCCACTCATGTTCTTTAACAGAGATAGTGACAGATGGTTTGTGTTCGCACCAATAACGCTGATACATTAACCAGATATTTAAGTGATCAATAGCGGTTAAGTCTTTGCGGGTAAACCCTGGTGAACGTTGTGGGAAACTGAACACAGATGTTTGATCAGGTTTCATTACGCAATCTTCATGAGGTACACCTTGCTCAATTAAGAACTGAGTTAAAGGATCCTTCTTATCCTGACGAATACGTCTAATGTAATATGGAGCATGTCCTGCATGAATACCACTACTTGTTTGTGTTAATTGAGATACAGTGCCTTCAGGCTTAACACAAGTAATAGCTGCTGATTCAGAAATGCCTAAGATTTCAGCCCATTCTTGGTTAGTATCACGAGCTACGTCACGTAGGGTAGATAACACTTCTTCTAGATTCATATTACCTTGACCACGTAATAGTTGATTATCTAAAATACCAGTCATAGACACACCTAACAAACGTTCTGACTCAGTATTAGTACGCCAGATATCACGTAGGTAAGGGAAGTAAGTTAGAGTTGACTGCATGGTACCCATGATAGTAGCAATTCTTACTTTGTGTTTGAGTGATTCCAAAGTATCTTCGGGAGATACAACAACGGTAGATAGATTACAGAATTGGTAGGGCTTAAGGATAATTTCTGAACAAGGGTTTGTTCCATAGTCTGTGGTACTATCACGACGACCCCATTTAGCTGCTTGTTTTTGTGATGCTTCACGATTAAAGATTCCTCGTTCACCTGAGTGACTGTTATAAATGTCTAACCATTCCTTCATAAACTCGCCTACAGAAGGTTTCCTATTGTATACTGCTGAGTTGTTAGCTAAAGCACGTTCACCATGTTGTTCCCACCATGTACCTGTCTTAGCAGTAGCATGGTCATAGTCTCCTAAGTCACCTAAGCTAATCATAGCACTACGGCGAACACCACCTACGACAACTACCTCACCAATCTTACACATAATATCATGGCATTCAATAGGCTTAAGCTGACGTCCTTGAGACACCATAAACTTATTAACTGTATATCTAAACAAGTCAATCAATGGGCCAGGACCAGAGGCACGACCACCAAAGGTCTTTAATGGAGCACCTGCTGGACGTACTAATGATATATCCCATTGAGGAATAATACCTTTGTATAACATATCAACAAGGATACGATAAGCATCACACCAACCTTCTTTACTGTCTTGTACTTTAATAGTAAAATCAGCAGCATTTACAAGGGTAGGTACTAAGGGTAACTGACCCGTATATTGCTGTTCAGCCGAGAAGCCCACTCCAGTACCACATAATAGGATGTACATAGCTTCATCAAAACAACGAGGATTATCGATAGGTAAATAAGAACAATTATATGCGGCTACGTTAGTTCGGCGAAGAGCCTCACCAGCTGTCATAATAGAACGCATTGAAGGTAGTGTAGACAAACTATTAATTTCATTACGTAAGATTTCCCAGATACTGTCATCTGGTTTTATTTTATTCTTTAATTCTCTCTGAAAGAAGGTTACCCAACGATCAGAAGTTTCATTCCAATTTTCCCTACGTTTCTTTTCAGGTAAGTAACGAGCATAACGGGATTTAGCGATAAGTTGTTGATAAGAGTTCATGAATTCCTTTTGTTTTATTCTTCGGTATTAGGGGACAACTAGCAAAAAAAGTATTTAGATTCATAGACTTGTTTTAAATCTAATGTACCTTCTTCTGGAGATGGAAACGTAAAAGTATCTTTATTAAGCATCAATGTATCCATAAGATTACTAAAGAAGTCTGGCATATCATATTGAGCTACAAAGGTCATCTTAGTTACTTCTTGTAAGAAATCCACTTCACTGGCATGAGTACTAAAGCTGTCATGCACAGCACCAAAGTTACCATTAAAGATAGAAATAACGTTAGCCATATGAGCAGCATCGTAACTATGAACGAGGTTAGGACTGATACCAGAAGCAAAAGAACGTCTACAAGGAACCTTTTCACCAGTCTCTTTATTGAGTACATCAACTTTAATAACATGTCTAATCCTTCCTTTAGGGTTTCCAGCAATACCTCTAATAGTACCTCTATGTTTCCGTTCATGCTGAAGAAATGCTTTATACACTACAGGGAATCCTGAAGGTGTATGCCATGATAACTGATTACGATTACAGTTAAGCTCATGTTCAGCAATCTTTTGTAAAAACTTAGTTGTTTTTAATGGACCAGAACATACAGCATTAATAGCCTTAATAAGGTTACCTGCTAAATCTCCACATTCTTTTTCTGTAATACCATACTTAACAGTAAAGCCTTCTACATGACAGTCATCATACATATTTTTAGCAATACGTTGTTTACCTGCTGAATATGCACGAGTCATAGAGCCTCGTTTAGCAATACCCTTACGGATATCCTTCATAGGCATATTCTTTTCTTTAAAGTAGTCAGGCATAATATTAATAAGTTCTTTAGCCACAGCTACATAAAAGTCTTTTTGTATAGGTGTAGGTACTAATGATACTAATGTAGCTGCTTGTGTATCTCTAGACATAGCTGCCAGATGCTGCCATCCATTATTACTACCATCAATAGGTATAGGAAAGCCAGACATGTGTTTCTTACCTTTACTTTTTGCTTGAATGAAGTCTTTAATTTCAAGACAACAAGCTAATAAGCTATAAGGTTTTTCAGCTGATGTATCTATAGTATAAAACTTAGCAATGCTAGCTATTTTAGTTAGGTTATTATCTACCCATATAGCTCTATCTTCAAGAGTCATTTTGTCAAGAGAGATAGTATCTAACCCTTCTCCTTTTAAATAACTTTTATAGTCAGTAGTAAAGTAATGTGGTAATTTGTTAATATTAAATGATTCATTGAAACATCCAGCGGTATGTACCTTAAGCCAGAAATAACCACGATCGTCCATCTCTTTTTTATTCTGAAATAAAAAGAGACTACGGGCTAAGTCACTACCCTGAAACTCTAAGAAGGATTCAGCATAGTATACTCGACCACGATAGTCACAGGATACTTCTTGATAGAAAGATCTATCACCAATTAATTCAGCTTTTTTTATTACTTGGTTGTACTCAAAGAACTTACTTAGCATACGTTGTAACTTAGGATCTTTCTTTCCTAAGAAAGAAGTACCATCCATATGTTTAAGCTTTTTAGGTAGCTCTAAATTTTCATAATGAATATTGTATTCATATACAACACCATCATCATCAACTAAGTTTAATATCTCAGTTGGTTTATAATTTTTCATACCATGTAACACACCTTGATTAAGTACCCAAGGTTGTTGGCGTAATGTTTCTAACGCACGTACAAAAGGTTTATCTAAGTATTCATGAAACAGTTTACTGTTAGTCCATCCCTTAATGAATGGTTCTTTAGTAAGGTTACTATATAGACCAGCTATAGGTAACAACGGTTCAAATGAAGTACCAATTAATGTTGGCTTAATATTGTCAGGCATGTTGACAATACGTACCATATATGGAGCTTTAAACCCATCGTATTCTCTGAAGATATCTATTAAGCTATCTTGGAGAAATGTTTCGAGTAGAATGTCTCCAAGAGCGAGAGTTGATTTGATGTTGCTTTCATCAGTTCCAATAGCTCTTGCGATTCTTTTTCCGATAAGGTCACTTGCAAAAGTAAGTTTAACTGATGCGCTATGAGTTGCATTCTTGTTGCGAATACAGTAGCGGAGAAGTGTGTCCCACGATTCATTTACAAACCTTTCTAGGTCATATTCCCATGTTGAATGATGTGCTAATAGTCGAGCACCCTCATTATAAATCTTATCTGAGTTGACCACGACTTTGGCTACTCTTTCAGATAGATATTGTACTGGATTCATGTATTCCTTTTATTGAAAGTCTACGAATGTATTTTGTTGTAGTCGTCCTGTACCAGCATCATACTTAGTAGTACCACAGTCACCTGTGAGACCAGTAAAGCGAGATTTAAGAACACGAAGACGAATAGTATTACGCATTGCTTCTGTTTCAGCAATCATATTACGTGCAAAGGCAATAATATCAAATGAAATTTGTTTGATAGAACCAGAACCTTTGATGTCATCAATAGTAGGTAAGTTACCTTCTTCAAAAGGCTTTTCACCTTTACGTAGGTGAGATACAACACCTAACCATACGTTATGTTTCTTAGCAATCTTAAGTAAGTCAGACATAACAGAGTCAATTGCTTCATTACCTGTCTTACCTT